AGCGTAACCTGTTGGGTCGACCAAAAACACGCACCGCAAGCTTTAATAGTGAAGCTCTTGGCTTTTAACCATGAGAACACGGGGCAGTACCGTGGCGGTGCACCAAAACTCCTTCCCAATCAACCACTTATCCCACTTGACAACCTACCTACACTCTGCTATACTTATAGTATGAAGAACACACAAATCATCGTTGACATGGTGTTTGGTTCCCACCTGTACGGTACGGCAGGCCCTTCGTCCGATAAGGATTTTAAGGGCGTGTATCTGCCTACGCTCACCCAAATGCGGTTGGGAAAATTCCCAAAGTCCTACAACGAAAACACCAAACAAAATTCTTCCGAAAAGAACACGTCCGAGGACACCGACAGAGAAGTGTATTCCTTGCACTACTTCTTGGAATTAGCCAAGAAAGGCGAGACCGTGGCCCTTGATATGCTTCATGCGCCTGAGTCTGCCTGGGTGTCGCATACATGGAAATGGAAAGTGATTGTGGACCGTCGAAGTATGTTCTATACGAAGAATTTGTCCTCGTTGGTAGGTTATGCTCGTAAGCAGGCGGCGAAGTATGGGGTGAAGGGGTCGCGTCTTGCGGAAGCAAAAGCGGTTCTGACAGTATTGAAGGAACACGGCGCTCTACCATTGGGCCCGCAGAAGGTGCATGATATTCTAAGTCTGCTTCCAACGGGAGAACATTGTGGTTTGCAAACCAGCAATGGAGTGGAATTCTACGAAGTATGTGGAAAGAAAATGACGCTCAATGCTTTTGCCTTGCATTATGTTCCTATGATGGAACATTTTGTTGAGGAATATGGCAATCGAGCCAAGCAAGCCGAAGCGAATGAAGGGATCGATTGGAAAGCCGTGAGCCATGCGTTCAGGGCTGCCTTCCAAGTGAAGGGTATTTTACTGGATGGTGATTTTACGTATCCATTGCCTGAGACTGAATTCCTTCGCGCGGTGAAGTCTGGGTCGCTGCATTTCAAGACTGAAGTGGGCCCACGACTTGACGCACTGATGGACGAAGTTGAAGCGTTGTCCGCGAACTCGACGCTCCCTGACGCGGTAGATGATGCCTCAATCGATGCCTTGCTGTTGAGTTTGGTAGAATAATCAAGCACTTAGAGTACTTGACAAAGCCAAGACCTTCTGGTATACTTAATACATGTCAGAGAACGAACGTATCGATGGAGGATATGATGGAGTTGCTTGAATTCGTAGAATATGTGTTGGGTGCAGGGGGATTGTATTTGTTAGGTCTGGGGGTGTTAATGACCACTCCGAATGTCAGGAGTGCCCTAGTCCTTAGGGTAGTCCCTATTGTGTTGGGGATTGTGTCATTGGTCTTGTGTATTGAACTGTTCTTGCATGGGATAAAATAGGAAATATAATGCTTTCACTAAGGAGCAATAACGTGACGAAAAAGTTCCCTACATTATACGGTTTAACCTCAAAGGGTGTTGTGAAGTCGTGGAAGATTTGGGTTGAGAAGTTTCCTTTGGATGCCACGATTTTCGTTGAGCATGGTCAGTTACACGGCAAGAAACAATTGTCACCTGAGGTCATTCGTGTAGGTCTGAACATTGGGAAGTCAAACGAAACGACTCCTTATGAGCAGGCCTGCCTTGAGGCAGAATCGAAGTGGAAGAAAAAGCACGATGCAAACTACTCCGAACAGCACCCAGAAGAATCGAATGCTGGGGCGTCAAATGTGAAACAGGCGCCGGTTCTCAAACTCTTGCCTATGTTGGCACAGAAGTTCAAAGAACGGAAGCATAAGATCGTCTGGCCCTCCTACGGGCAGCCCAAGTTGAATGGTGTGCGCTGTCTGGTGGAACGGAAGAACGGGAAAATCACTTTCTGGTCGCGTAAATCCAAGCAGTACAAGAATTTCAATCTCTACATGGAGAAAGAGTTTTTGAGTTTTATGAAGGACGGGGATATCCTTGACGGGGAAATGTACAACCACGGAGAAATCACTTTCCAAGAGTTGATGTCACTCATTAAGGATGAAAAGACACCCGACCTTGATGCACTGAAAAAGTATGTGAAGTTTTGGAACTATGATCGTCCTGACGGCAGTAAAGGATTTAGGGAACGGTTCGTAGAACACTCTTCTCTAGGGAATAAAAAGTTTGAGTACATTGGTACTGTGGCGACGGTTCTTCTCAAAGATGAAGAGGAAATGAAAATACAGCATGGGTATAATACCCAAGATGGGTATGAAGGGACGATGATCCGCTCAGGTGGTGAGGAACCGTACGTCTTCCAGTACCGTGACAATCAGTTGCAGAAGTACAAGGATTTTGAAGACGCTGAATTCAAGATCATTGGGGTGGAAGAGGGTGTAGGCAAGGACGAAGGACAAGCCACCCTTATTGCGGTCACCCCGCAAGGGACTGGGGGACGCACAGGTATTGGAGACTTTGGGGTGAAGTGCAAAGGACCGAATGCCATTCGAGAGGAACAATGGCGGAATCGGAAGTCCTACATAGGTAAGGAAGTGACCGTACGCTATCAAGTGTTATCGGACGAATTCATTCCCATGTTCCCTGTGGGTCTTATTGTGCGTGATTATGAATAAGGAGAAGAGTATGGAAGAGAAGATTTCGGACCTCGATATGATTTTGGAGTGGAGCCCCACAGGAGCAAACCTGAAGGTTCGCACTGTGGAAGGCACTTTGTTATTCTCAAGCGTGGTGGGGTTTGTCAGTCCCTTGCTGTCTGAACGACAAGTTAAGTGGGTGACGGAGGACTACAACCGGAAGAAGAAGAATTATGTTTTCGCTTGATATGAAACCGATGAAATTTTTTGACTGGTTTCTCCAGAATCAGGATGAATTGAGTCAGCAATACCTCAGTCAAGTGGGGCCTATTGTGTCACAGACTCGCCGGTGTCATCACTGTGACGGTAAGGGGTATCATGAGTGTGATTTGGGTCACGAACACGAGTGCGACCCTTGTGACGGCGAAGGTACGATTGAAAAAGAGCAGGACGAAGTGCTTCAGGATTTTGCACGAAACATCTACAATACTCAGGTCAAGAGTGACTATGAGAAAGTCAACACCTTCTTAAAGGAACAGGAACATGCCGGCTAATATTTTACAGGGAGTCGCGGCTCCAATCAAGATTTGGTCACCGATCCATGAGGTTGAATCCTCGGCGCTTGACCAGTTGAAGAACACGGCGTCCTTGCCGTTCATCTATAAGCATGTGGCGGTTATGCCTGATGTCCACTATGGTATTGGGGCGACTGTCGGTTCTGTGGTGGCGACCAAGGGTGCGATTGTCCCGGCGTGTGTTGGGGTCGACATTGGTTGTGGTATGATGGCTTCCAAGATGAACTTCAAGGCAAACCGTTTGCCTGATAACTTGCAGGGGTTGTTTGATTCAATCAGCAAGGCGGTTCCTGTTGGGCAGGACATGCACAACTCTGCCGTGGTACCGTTCGCTATGGTAGGCTATGAATGGCTTCCTGAGAAGATCCAAGATGACCCCATGCGTGTGGTCAAGCAGATGGGCACCCTGGGTGGTGGAAACCATTTCATCGAGGTGTGTCTTGACTTGGAGGAAAACGTCTGGGTTATGTTGCACTCAGGTTCTCGCGGTATTGGTAACAAGATCGGGAACTACTACATCGATCAAGCGAAGAAGTTGATGGATGCGGAGCAGATCAAGTTGATCGATCCTAACCTTGCCTATTTACACGACGACACTGAGTTGTTCAATGAGTATTGGCGCGACTTGCAGTGGGCGCAGCGATATGCCATGAAGAACCGTGAAGTCATGATGCAGTTGGTCCTGTGCTCGATTGCGGAAATTATTTTTGGCGACAAGAATACTGTGGTGACTCCTGAACTCACGGTGAACTGTCATCACAACTATGCCGAACGAGAGGACCACTATGGGGAAAATGTTATTGTTACCCGTAAGGGGGCTGTCCGCGCTCGCGTAGGTGACATGGGCATTATCCCTGGATCGATGGGTACCCGCTCATATATCGTCGAAGGCTTGGGTAACAGCGAGTCGTTTTGTTCGTGCTCACATGGTGCAGGTCGTGTGATGTCACGCGGCAAAGCCAAGAAAGCCTTTACCTTAGCCGACGTTGAATCACAGACCGCGGGCATTATGTGTCGGAAGGATGGAGGCATCATCGATGAATTGCCAGGCGCGTATAAGAACATCGATGTAGTCATGGAAAATCAGAAGGACTTGGTAAAGATCGTGGCACAGTTGCGCCAGGTTTTATGTGTGAAAGGATAATGATGTTTGAGACGGCATGTATGACTATCGTGTTAGTGGTATGGATCGTTGCCCACTATACCAGTAGGAGTAAATGATGGAAAATCAAGACCCCTACCTGATGAATCGGTTAGGCAATGTCACAAACCGCTACCAGAATTTCGGCAAACACAAGCGGGTGCTTTGTGTCTGTTCGGCGGGATTGCTGCGCTCACCGACGGCCGCCTTTGTGCTCTCCCAGGAGCCTTGGAACTTCAATACTCGTGCGGTAGGACTTGTGCCAGAGTTTGCCTTGATTCCGTTGGACCAGGTGTTATTGGAGTGGGCCGATGAAGTAGTCTGCATGACGGAGGATCAGGCCGACGCGGTGCGTGACATGTATTCACAACTTCAACTCCCTGCAATGGTGACTTGCCTGAATATCCCCGATAACTTCGGATACCGTGACCCTGAGTTGATGCGTCTTATCTCAGAAAGATACTTATTGGCGCACACTAAGCGGGTCATTGATGAATCTACCGATCTGAAATGAGTGCTTGCTTTCTCGGCGTGTCTGTGTTAGACTAACGCTAAATAGACAGTACAATTGGAAGGTTATTATGAAAATTAAACGACAATCAACAGAGTCACGAGTCAATCAACTCCTCTCAAAAGAGGAACCGTCCTACGGGTTCATGGAACTCAGCCCGATGGAAATGACCTTGGCACTGAATTGGTACTCACAGAATAAGGAAAAAGAAATCTCCTATAAATACCTCGCCGATTACTGCAAGGCAAATGCGATCAAAGCGGTGGCTGAACAGATTGGGCAGCAAGTCAGTACCGTGGGGTTCGTATGCCGGATGCTCAGTCGTGGGGCAATTTTGGATGCGAACTCGGTCACCTGGCTTGCTCAGAAGATCAAGAAGATGACAGCGATTGAGATTGAAACCAAGGCGGCGCCTATGATACCCGCGGTCAAACCTATGACGATTCAAGATCGACTGAAAGAAAAGTCTAATAAGAGTATTGGATTGCTCGAAGGCGCGGTCGACGAATTCATCCTTACGGATTTCAAGCACGTCCCCAATACCCTCCAATTGATGCGAGAGAATGAAGTCAAGGGCGTCCATGGCCCCAACATCGTCAACTTTTTCAAGAAGTGCCGTGATGAATTTAGGGTTGCTATTGCCGGCACCGATCCTCAAGTCGCGGAAGGCTACAGCAACTATACGAGGCCTCAATTGAAGAAGATGGCAGACCTCTACGATCAGATCGTGTCAGATACGCTGACTATCATGGGGGAATCAGTCTCTCCCAAATCCCCCCGTAAGAAAAAACTCAAGACACCCGAACAACAAGTCAAATATCTCAAGTATTGTGCCGAAGATAAAGACCTCAAGATCAAGTCGGTTCCGCCCGGCCGTATGATCGGGACTGAGGGTGTGTGGCTTTACAATCGAAAGAATCGAATGCTGTCGTATTATGTCGCTGATGATGCCTCTGGATTGGGAGTCAAGGGGTGTGCCTTTCTGAATTACTCCAAGACAAAATCACGCACGAAGAAGCTACGCAAGCCTGAAGAGGTTCTTCCACAAGTCCTCTCTGGTGGGAAAGTTGTGCTCAAGAATCTGTTTGATTCCCTCACCACCAAGGATGCCAAGGTCACAGGACGAACCAATAAGGAGACATTGCTCGTAAGAGTGACGGTGTAATTATGATAATCATTGACTTTTCGCAGATCGCATACGCATGTATTCTTGAGCACCTTGCCTCAACCAAACAGGCCGAAGCCAACATCGATATGGTCCGTCATGTCATCCTGAATTCTCTTCGTGGTCATGTGAAGCGATTCAAGCGCGAATATGGCGAAGTGATTGTTGCCTTTGACGCAAAGAGTTATTGGCGCAAAGATTACTTCCCCCACTATAAAGCCAACCGCAAAAAGAACCGAGACAAGTCACCCTTTGATTGGTCGTCGATTTTCGTCTGTCTGGATACACTCAAGCTCGAACTACAACAGAACCTTCTCTACAAAATCGTGACCGTCGAGGGATGCGAAGCGGATGATATCATCGGGTTCTTGTCGCATGTTTACGGACCTTCCGAGAAGATCATGATTATCTCTGGTGACAAAGACTTCGCACAACTCCAGGTGCATGAAAACGTGCACCAGTATTCACCGCTACTCAAGAAGCAGATTGTGGAACAGTTTCCGAAGGTAGCCCTCAAACAACAAATCATTCGTGGTGACCACGGTGATGGGGTGCCAAATATCCTCTCTCCTGATGATGTGTTTGTGACAGGAGGCAGGCAGAAGCCTATCATGGAAAAGAAGATAATTGCCTGGATAAATATGCCTGTGGAGACATTCTGTATCGTGGGTGATATGTTGCGAAACTTCAAACGCAATGAAACGCTGATTGATCTCAAGCGGATTCCTTCGGAGGTACAAGCTAGGATTGCCGCAGCCTGTGACGTGGCGACTCCACATAGTCGTGGACATTTTATGAAGTATCTGATTGCCAGTGGTCTGAAAGAGTTGACTGCGGCCGTCGAAGAATTTTAACCCATGAGGTGATTGATGAATTATGCCAGCGTATTGTTCCATGAAATATTCGAGGAGTTTGACAAACAGAAGAACCGCGAGACCCGTCTTGCGGTCTTGCGGAAGTATGGTCAGAATGTATGGTTCAAGGAATTCTTGAATTATGCGTTCAATCCAAAAATCCACTTTGACATTGCTGCCATTCCAGACTATAAACCTGCGGTGGAACCTGCGGGAATTTGTTACGCCAATCTCAGCAACGAAATGCGCCGACTCTATATCTTCATCTCAGGACACCCGAAGCGTAGTGTAAAGTTACCACCCACAAAGGAAGCGCGAATTCTCAATGCGTTATTGGGTGCGATTCACAAGGACGAGGCTGCATTACTCGTCAAGTGCTTTAAGAAGGACTTGGAGATTCGCTATCTGACCCCTTCGTTGGTCAAGGAAGCGTTTCCAGACCTACCGTTTGTCCTTCCGCAAGCCACAGAAGAAGTTGCCATAAAAGAAGTAGTGGCGGAGACTGTGAAAGCCAAGAAGATCAAAACCACAGGTGCAACGATAAAGGTGTAATCATGGATACGATTGAGGTAGCGCGAATCAGACTGAGGGATGGAACCTTTGTGTTGAAGTATCCAACGACCCCAACATGGCTCTGGAACATGGAAGGGTATTATAGTGTACCAACGGATGATCGTCCTATGTGCAAACTATCAACCTTTCAGGTAGAATTGTTACTTCCATGAAATCGTTTGCTGTCATTACTCCGACGATTGGCTCAGACCATCTGAAGCAAAACATCCTGTCCTTGCGTGGGCAAGATTGCACCCACTACATTGTGGTGGATGGCAGAGAACATTGGGAAGCCGTCAACAAACTCTTATTGGGGAAGGGTGGAGTCGGACTCACACAACACGAGAAGTTCATTTCTTTGGACGTGAATGTGGGTAAAGGTTGGTACGGTCATCGCGTCTATGCCGCAGCCTCATTCCTGGTTAATGAGGACGTGCTGTGTTACCTGGATGAAGATAACTATGCAGAACCCGATTATATTGAATCTTTCCAACAGGTATTCAGTGATCCTAAATACCAATGGGCATACACGCTCAGGAATATCGTTGGGGCTAATGGAGGATTCGTAGGACAGGACAATTGTGAAAGCCTGGGTCATTGGCCTGTCTCATTCAGCCGGGACTACCGCCACCACATTGACACCGGGTGTTTTGCGATACCGCGAGAGCTAGCGGTAAAGGTCGGGCATCATTGGTATGGGCAGTGGGGGGCAGATAGACAATTCTTTGCCGGGGTGAAAGCATATGCACCAGAGTTTGGATGCACCATGAAACATACGCTTAATTACAGGATGGGAAGCGCGACAAGTTTGGCGACAACGGAAATGTTTTTACACGGCAACAAATTATCTAAGGAAGCCTACATTGGCGAGAGGAACTACCCGTGGCACGAACAAAGAAGCCCGATAGCACAGCACCCGAGCCAATGGACATGTCGGACCAATTAGGGGAACACACTATTATTGTGCAGGAGCCTCTAGCTGATGAAGATGTCATTGGTCAAGGACTTCTCAGCCATCACACCCATTTTTTGACTGGGGAAATTGGTTACGAGAATATCAGCAGAGTGATTCAGTGGATTGTGTTTGAGCATACGACTACAGAACGTCCAGACCACTTGACACTCTATCTTAATTCGGGAGGGGGTGACCTGTATAACGCTTTCGCTCTGGTGGATATCATGGTTGCGTCTACCATTCCTATTTACACGGTTGGGATAGGAAACATCATGTCAGCCGCTCTGTTGATCTTCGCGTGTGGTGAGGTGGGTCATCGTTATGTTGCCAAGCACACCGGGGTCATGATGCACCAATTCCATTCGGATATGGAAGGTAAAGAACATGAGATTGTGGCATCGATGAAAGAGTTGCAGGAATGTCGAACACGAGTGAATGATCTGTTGAAAACGCGATGCGGTATTACCGATACGGTACGAAAAAAGTTATTGAATCCATCTGACGTGTGGCTAACTGCGGAAGAGGCCATCAAGTATAGGTTAGCAGATAGTATCTTATTAAAAATCCTGTAGGAGGGACTATGTTCCAGTCGAGACAGTTAGAAAAGCCAGCATTGAAGACCAAGTTCCGTAAGCAAGCCGAAGAAGAAGTCCGAGACAAGCAAAAGAAAAAGCAGCAGCAAAAGCAGATGTCAGTGCAACGGGGCTATGACATGTGGATGGAGGATGGTGATGGACAGTAAAACCGAAGAAGCATACCTACTTCAAAAACTCGACGAGAATCGTCGGGTGCGCGAAGGCTTGGAATTGCAATTGGCAGTATTGCGCCGAAAGAAGATTTCCGAGTCTCCTATGGACGACCGAACCCTGTTGAACGGATAATATGAAAGAGTACCCGCTTCTGGTCGATTGCCGCGGGATGGTGTGCCCCATGCCTATTGTCCAGGTCCGTTTGGCTTTGAATCAGTCTACGAAGGACGATTTGCTAGTGGTGTATGCTGATGATGCAACCTTTGAGAGTGAATTTGCCCGATTCTGCTACCTTGCCGACATCAAATTGATCAAAAAACGCAATCTTAATGACTTCCAAGAGTACACAATCCAAGTCCTCAAATAAATCAATCACTTACATACGAAAATAGTCCTTGACTCTTTCTTAGGATATGCTATACTTATAGTGTAGGGAATAGACCGGAGGATGTATGAAGCGATTTGGAAAGAAAAGAGTGCCTGATTGTGAATGTCTGTACAACTTCACTTGTCGCCGCTGTTTGGTGTCCAGTCTGCAAGAGGGGTTGCCACAGAAACCCCCTGTAACGTATACCAAGGCACAGAACGACCTGTCCCGTGAGATTATCGATAAGATTCTGGCAGAGCGAAAATAGTCCTTGACTCTTTCTGAGGATATGCTATACTTATAGTATGAAAGAACGAGTTAAACACTGGGTTGAACAGGAAAACGTGTCAAGCTGTGAATGCTGCCCCTCGTATCGTTATGTGGTGCAGTCAAACAAAGCGGATAGCCTGTTTGTGTCTTTTTCGGCCGAAGAAGCCGATGCAGAATGTGATAGATTGAAAAACCTGTATGAGTAATCTCACTTACAAAGCAAGATTGTTCGCTGCGGATGCACACGAAGCCGTCGGTCAGGTTCGCAAGTATACCAATCAACCCTATATCGTGCATCCTATCGAAGTCGCACAAATTGTTCGCTCTGTGAAGCATACGGAGGCGATGATTTGCGCTGCCTATCTGCATGATGTACTTGAGGACACCAAGGTGA